TTCTATGATTTGTATAGACATGGACAAGGTGATGACCCTACTTTTGCAAGCTGGCACTTTACTTCTTATGATAATAACCTACTAGACCCTGAAGAGATAGAAGCTGCTAAAGGAAGTATGTCATCCTTTGCATTCCGTCAAGAGTTCCTAGCTAGCTTTGAAGCTGCTGGTGGAGCTGTCTTTAGTGAGGACTGGATTGAGTTTGAGACAGAAGAACCTGACGAAGGAGACTACTATATCTCTGTTGACCTTGCAGGTTTCGCTGACATAGAGAAAGCAACTACGTCTAAACAAAAGAAACTAGATACAACTTCTATATCTGTTGTTAAATGTGGCCCTGATGGTTGGTGGGTTGATAATATAATCTATGGTCGATGGGATGTTAAGAAGACAGCGGATAAAATCTTCCAAGCTGTACGAGACTATCAACCTATTGCTATAGGTGTGGAGAAAGGAGCACTGAAGAATGCAGTACACCCTTATCTATTAGATAAAATGAAGCAAGAACAGTTCTTCTTTCGAGTCGAGGAACTAACTCATGGTAATAAACGGAAAACTGACCGAATTATCTGGGCTTTACAAGGACGATTCGAGCATGGACAAATAACTTTAAACGAAGGAAAGTGGAATACAGAGTTTTTAGACCAGTTATTCCAGTTCCCTAATCACTTAGTACACGATGACTTAGTAGATTCACTTGCATACATTGACCAGTTAGCTAAGGTTAGTTATGCATATGACTATGAGGAAGACGAGTACGAATTTATGGATGCTATCGCAGGATATTAATTATGTCAGATGAAAATGAACTACTACTTGAAGAGTCTGCACAAGAATGGATCATGGAAAAGTGTGATGGTTGGCGTGACCATTTTGAATCTAACTATGTAGAACGCTTTGACGAGTACAATCGCCTATGGCGTGGTATATGGTCAGGAGAGGACTCTCTACGTACTAGTGAACGATCCCGTATAATCAGTCCTGCTCTGCAACAAGCTGTTGAAAGCAGTGTTGCTGAAGTAGAAGAGGCTACCTTTGGTCGTGGTCAATTCTTTGACATTCGTGATGACATGGATGACAAGGAACGTGCAGATGTTGAGTACCTAAAGAATGCTCTTAGTGAAGAGTTTTCCCTTAACAAGACACGACAAGCTATTTCTGAATGTATTGTAAACTCTGCTGTATTCGGTACAGGTATTGGTGAGGTTGTTGTACAAGAGAAGACCCGAAGAGTTCCTTCTACACAGCAAGCTATGGATGGTCAGGTAGCTACCTATGGTGTTATGGAAACTAAAGAAGTTTCATGTACTATTCGTCCTGTCCTACCACAGAACTTCTTAATAGACCCAGTAGCTTCCTCTATTGACGAGGCATTAGGCTGTGCTATTGACGAGTATGTTCCGATACATCAGGTACAACAGTTAATAGAAGAAGGTGTATATGAAGATGTTGATATTGATCCATCCTCTACGTATTCCTTCCTAGAAGCTAACGATGATATTACTGATTATGATGAAGATCGTATTCGTTTAACTAAGTATTATGGTTTAATTCCTCGTTCAATGTTAGAGAGTTATCTGTACTCAGAAGATGAAGAAGTTATTTCCCTATCTGAAACACTTACAGACAATGGTTCTGACTATGTTGAAGTAGTTGCAGTTATTGCTAACGGAACAAGTGTCCTAAAGCTAGAAGAAAACCCTTACATGATGCAGGATCGTCCTGTAGTTGCATTCCCTTGGGATGTAGTACCTAGTCGCTTCTGGGGCCGTGGTGTTTGTGAGAAAGGATACAACAGTCAGAAAGCTTTAGACACAGAACTACGTGCTCGTATTGATGCACTAGCTCTGACAGTACATCCAATGATGGCTATGGACGCATCTCGTATGCCTCGTGGCGCTAAGATGGAAGTGAGGCCAGGAAAAACTATTCTTACGAATGGCAATCCTGATGAAATTCTAAAGCCAATGCACTTTGGTAATGTAGATAATATTACATTCAGTCAAGCTGATCAACTACAGAGGATGGTACAGAACGCTACAGGAGCTATTGATAGTGCTGGTATCTCTGGTATGGTTGGTGGTCAATCGGCTTCTGGTGCTGTGTCTATGGGGCTTGGTTCTATTATTAAACGTCATAAGCGCACCTTGATTAATTTCCAAGAGTGTTTCCTTATCCCATTTGTACAGCAAGCTGCATGGCGTTACATGCAATACAACCCTGAGAAGTTTCCTACTGGTGACTTTAAGTTTGTTCCCTCTAGTTCGTTAGGTGTTATTGCTCGTGAGTATGAGGTTGCTCAGTTAGTACAACTACTACAAACAATGTCTCCTGATACTCCTATGTATCCTGAACTTGTTAAATCTGTTGTAGATAATATGAACCTAGCTAACCGAGAAGCTCTTATTGCTAAGTTATCAGAAGCTGCTCAACCAGATCCTATGGCACAGAAAGCTGCTCAAGTAGATATACAACAGAAGGAAGCTTACATTGCAGTGCTACAGGGACAGGCTCAGGAATCACAAGCCCGTACTGCTAAGTATAATACTGAGACTCAATTACTTCCTATGGAAGCAGAGACTGATCGTTTAAAAGTTCTTACTACTAATGTAGCTGATGGTGACACTGATGAAAAAGAGTTCGCCAAAAGAGCTAAGATTGCAGAGCTTGTATTGAAAGAGCGCGAGATCGAAAGCAAAGAAGCTATTGTTAATAAACAAATGAATGAGAAATAGTTCTTGACTTTATAGTATTAGTATGCTATAGTCCAGTCATTCTATCAGCGCCCTATCATAAGGAAAACGCAATGTCAACACATACAGATCCTGAGTTAGAGAAGTATTACAATTCTTTAATTGATATTTTTCAAACAGAAGGATGGAAGAGCTTACTAGAAGACTTTACGTCATCGGAGACATCTCTCCGTGATCTTGTCACTTGTAAGACTGAAAAAGAATTACACTACCGCCAAGGGCAATTAGATATTATTGGAAAGCTATTAAGTTTTGAAGATGGTATCAAGAACTCTTATGAGGATTTCATGAATGATTCGAGTTTATGATTTCAAATGTAGTGAATGTAGTTACATAGAAGAGAAGTATGTACGCTCCGACAGTCGGGAAAGTGTATGCTCTAAATGTAACAGTCTGTCTCATCGACAACTCGCTTCACCCATGTGTAAGTTAGACCCCCTATCAGGAGACTTTGCAGGGGCTACAATCAAATGGACGAAGCAACGCCAAAAACAGATTGAGATAGAACGTAGTAAAGCTTGAGACTTCTTTTTGAAGTAACCTCATTTATATAAATTCCATAATACTAGATAGTACGGAGCAAACATGGCAACATTTTTAGATGGCAACCAAGAACCTCAACTAGATGATAATGAAGAGTATCAATCCTTAACGGAATCCCTTGAATCAGCCTCTCATGAAGAAGAGCAAACTGGTGAAGCGGAAGAGATACCTGATAAATATCGAGGAAAGTCTGCTGCTGATTTAGTCCGAATGCACCAAGAAGCCGAGAAGATGGCAGGTCGACAGGGCAATGAAGTAGGTGAGTTGAGAAAGCTGGTAGATGAATTTATAGTAAATAAATCAGCCGCTAAAGAATCGCAACAGGAAGAGGTGAGTGATCTGGATTTCTTAGAGAATCCTAATGCAACCCTTGATAAGAAACTAGAAAACCATCCAGCTTTGAAAGCGGCAAAGGAAGCTACTGAGAAGTTAACAAAGATGGAAGCACGAGACAGGATCTTTGCAACCCATCCAGATGCGATGGATATAGTGAATGACAGTGGCTTCCAAGAATGGGTTGGTAAGTCTCAGGCTAGGACTACTAAGTTACAGAAAGCAGACGCAGAGTTTAACTTTGACGCTGCTGATGATCTGTTTACAACTTGGAAAGAACAGCAAGAACTGATTGCAGGAGCTAAGGCTGCTACTGAAGGGGATCGTAAACGTTCTCTTAAAAGTGGAAGCAATGGATCAGCACGAGGATCTGGTGAGACTACTAAGAAGTTCCTGAAACGATCTGAACTATTACACATGATGCAGTACGAACCTGAACGATACCTTGCTAACAATGACGTTATAATGAAAGCGTATGCAGAAGGTAGAGTTCGTTAATCTATTATTATTAGGAAATTTTTAAAATGGCTACTTCAGTATATCCCGCCCAAGGTGGCGTAACAAACAACACAACTGCCGCTAGTTTTATCCCTGAGATTTGGAGTGATGAAATCATTGCTGCTTATAAGAAGGAACTAGTTATTGCAAACCTAGTTAACAAAATGCCTATGTCAGGTAAGAAGGGTGATACTATTTTCATCCCTAAGCCTAGCCGTGGCGCTGCTACTGCTAAAGTTTCTGGCACAGCAGTAACAATCCAGAATGAGACTGCAACTCAGTTGTCTATTCTCATTAACAAGCACTTTGAATACTCACGTATGATCGAAGACATTACCGACATTCAAGCGCAAGCTTCTATGCGTAAGTTCTATACTGGTGATGCTGGTTATTCTTTGGCTAAGAAAGTTGAAGACGATCTATTCTTGTTAGGTAAGTCTGCTAATGGTGGTAATGGTTCTAGCTGGGCTAAGGCTCAGAAGATCGCTGCTAATGGTGCTTTGTCAGATTATGCTGGTTCTGGTGCTCTAGCCTTTAACGATGCTGGCTTCCGTAACTTAATTCAGATGTTAGATGATGCAGATGTACCTATGGACGGACGTTCTTTAGTTCTTCCACCTTCTGCTCGTAACTCTATCATGGGTATTGAGCGTTATACCTCTTCTGATTTTGTTACTGGTCAAACTGTTGTTAATGGTAAGATTGGCAACTTGTATGGTATCGATGTTTATATTAGTAACAACTGTCCAGTTGATAGTTCTGCTAAGATAGGTGTATTGATGCATAAGGATGCATTCGTATATGCAGAGCAGATGGCTGTTCGTTCACAGACTCAGTACAAGCAAGAGTTCTTGGCTGACTTGTTTACTAGTGATACCATCTACGGCACTGGCGTTCTACGTGACACCTCTGCTGTCGCTATTGCGCTTCCTGCGTAAATACATAGGCTATTAATTTAGCCTTCCCATAAGGGAACTGCTTAGACTTCTAGGGAGTTCCCTTTTCTTTTACTTAAGGAAATGTTATGTCAACATTTAAACAGAAGAGAGAATTAAAATCTACCATCAAACGTCTTAAAGAGTCAGGCGCTTCGATGCAAGAGATTGGTCGAGTACAGTACAAATTAAATCAACTAACTGCTAACCCTAAAGGAAACGCGGTTAAGACTAAAGTTAAGACTAGCACTGGTGGTGCAGTACGTACTAAGCCTACATCAACAGTTAAGAAAAAGAGAGCCACAGCTAAGGTTAAAGCACCTGCAGGACATCCTAGTGGTGGAAGATCTACAGTAAAGATTACAGGTCTTAATGGTAAGTCTAAGACTGTACCTGCTGGTTCAGGTAAAGTAATTGATATTAAGAGTGAAGGAAGTACTAAGACAATTAAGGGAGCAGCTCGTAGTATAAATGGAGTTGGCCCAAACGCAGCTCTTAATAAAAGGATTGCAGCCCTTCATGCTAAAATGACTAAGGCTAAAGCTAAGAAAAAAGTTTCTAAATAGATAAGGAATTAGTATGTCAGGAATATATCGAGGTGTAGGTGGTACGG